CCGCCAAAGTTTCGGTACATAGAGCGAAACGCCTGCAAAGAACACGCAAATCTGAAGGCGATACGAACCGTAAAGGGGATTAAGAATCGCCTGCGTATTCATGAGGTGTTTAAACTCAAGTTGGTGATAATCACCAGCGTTACACGGAATGCAGCAAATAGGGTAGCCAAGACCCGGAGCCATCGATGTCCGCAAATAATGCGAAAGATCGTGATGCGCCATTTTTGGCGCCTTCTTTTTTTCTTTAGGGAAAATTGCCATAATTAAAAAGGATAAAGATCTAAAGTGAATTCATTTGTATCATCGTAAGGATTGTATTCACGCAAAGAATCCTTGCGACGTTTAGAGGTTAAAGATTTACTCTTCCCTGACCGAAGAGTAACCTCGAGCAACTTTGCTCGATCTTGCGCAAAGGCGAGTGGTTCTGTATAGGTTTGCCTGCCGAGAATCTTTTCGAAGGGTCGCTCAGATTTGGATAACAAAGCCTTAAAGTTACGTATTTCATCATCCGTAAAAATCTTCGAGCGATAATAACGAGGCATAGCATACACAAAAGAATCAAACTTACAATAAAGGTTAAGAGGATCATTAGCATTTCCTTTCTTGTGCCAAGATCGCCATTGCTCCTGATCACAATAGGACTTTCCAAGACCGGGAGATACAAAGATCGTTGGTTTGTGGAATCTGACGGCGGGTTTTGTGATGTATTTCGTGGCGTAAGACAACTGCTTAGCAGATCGGAGAGGTCGGGCGCATATAAATCCATACCTCCATGATCGAACCAAATCGTACTCGGAAATGTTGCAATCCCAGACGAATCCGTGGAAATGGAGGCGTCCACGCTCATCTCCGAGTTCTGAAATGAAAAATCGCTTTGGAGAGCGACGACCGGGCACATAATAACGCAACCGATCAATAAAAGCGCGCATAGCAGAGGCCATGCCTGTTTTGGTTTGGAACTGTTCATAATATTCAGGCGCAATAGTTAATGTTAAACACGTGCAGGAATCATGATTGCCAAACATATACTCATGAAGCAAGCGAACACGCCAAGAGCGGGCTTTATCACGAAGACAACCAAGACACTCGCCACAGTCAATTAAAATTTGATAATCCTCAGGATAACCCTGCGGAGAGCCGTTCGCAATACGCCACACTCGAAGGTTTTTAGCTCCAAGTGTGGTCTTAGGATTAAAATGAGGATTGATAATCTGATGAGGACGTAGGCAGTGTGACATCACAACCGTTTACCTCCAACGTCAAAAATCTGAGTGTGAGGACGAGTAGGTTTACTTTTTCCTCTTTTTCTTTTGAAACGTGACATGACAATCTGGTTTAGGTACAGTTTTTAAAATACGTTCTACAATCGAATCCACACGAATCGAAAGGATAAAATCGACAGAGCCAACAAAGGAAAACTCCTTCTGATAAGAGAACTTATATCCATAGCCACCCAACTCGACCAAGGATTCGTAAGGAGCAGGACACACAATAACACCTTCGCAATAATCCAAATAAGACGCCTTGCGAAAAATATCAAGCAGTAAATAAACACCTCGCACGGTATTCAAAGACTGCTGGGCATGATGAGTAAGTACAGGAATCATCGCTTAATACGAGATATGTTCATCGAATCGATCTGTTTGTATTCAACCTCGGAACCCTTCACGTAGGTATAAGAGTATCGAGTGCAACTTGAGAGTAAGATGGCGACAGCCGCAACAGCAGCCGCAACCACGATCAAGACACGAGACCATTTGGGTAAGCTCTTCAAGTAGCCTACAAGTTCGTTTAGTGTCATCTTTACACATTTTAGAAAAGTTAAAAATGTTCTAATACTGAAAAATTTAATGAAAGAAATAAGCGAATTTAACATAATGTTAATATTAATTCAATAAAAACCCCACAACGGTACAATCGCCTAAATGCGAACCCTCCCGAAACGGCGATAACATTACGCCCCAAACCCTGAGCGCCTCTATGAGACTGGAAACGTGCGCCTAACGGGTTACTGTTCCGCAACGTAATAGCGATCCCTACGTTTCAAATATCGCCTGCGCAGGAATCAAGCTACGCTTCGGTCGTGCTCCAAATCCCTTGCAGGATAGCACGCCGGAGACACAAAAGCACAAATTTTATCCGCCTACATACCAACACCTTAACAAAATACCAATACGGCACATGGCGATCGTATGTCATTTCCGTGTTTTTTTGCTATTTTTGTAACGGTTAAATCAAAACAAATGGCTGGAAATGACTGCTGTATAAAACGCTCGGCAATTATCCTCGGGGCTTTCATGCTTTTTTTCGTGCTGTGGTATTTCAATATAGCCGTGAGGCCGTTCGAAGGCTGCATCGGCAGTTCGCAGACGCTCCATTATACACTGAATTACCTGTTGGCGGGGCTTATTCCGACCTGGGCATTGTTCCTGCTGCACGCACGCCGGGACATCGCCTCGTCGATGGGCCTGTCGCACGGTTTCGGCACAGGGCTGCTCTTCGCCGTAACGGCGACGCTGCCGATGATCGCCGGGTATGCCGTCATCGGCGAGTTCGACCGGGAACTCTCTGCCGACGAAGCATTTACATGGATATTCATTGCCGGGATGTTCGAAGAGCTGGTATACAGGGGATTCGTCTTCGGACAGCTCTTCAGGTACGCCCGCTGGGGGTTTCTGCCCGCGGCACTGTTGGCGGCACTGGCATTCGGATCGTTGCATCTCTACCAAGGGCACGACCCGGTATCGGCACTGACGGCCTTCGGGGTTACGGCACTGGGCAGCATTTTTTTCAGCTGGCTCTATGTCGAATGGAACTACAACCTCTGGAGCGTAATCTGGCTGCACACTCTGATGAACCTACCCTGGATAGTGTTCCGCGTAAGTACGAGCGGCGCCGTCGGCGACATAGGGGCCAACGCGTTGCGGCTCTGCACCATAATTCTGGCAATCGGCCTGACTGTTGCATACAAGAGGAAACGGGGACTACCCACCGAATACAGATCAATACATTAATTACCAACAAGATACAAGATGCGTAAAATCTACATCGCCCTACTCATAGCCATCGTGTGCGGCGGCTGCACATCACGCCGCCAGGCGGACGGCGAGCCGCTGTACGTCTCGATCCTGCCGCTCCGGAGCCTCGTACAGGGAATTGTCGGCGACGATTTCGACATCGAGGTACTCGTACCGCCTGGAGCGAGCCCCGAAACCTTCGAGCCGACACCCCGACAGTTCGTCGGCCTGAACAAAGCCCGCATGGTCTTCAATGTCGGGCTTATCGACTTCGAAACCACGCTGTTGGCAAAGATCGAAGACCAGGCGAAGGTGGTCAACCTCAGCCGCGGCATCGAGCTGATCGCCGGCACCTGCTCGCACGGCAGCCACGGCCATACGCATACGCACGGCATCGACCCGCATGTCTGGACATCGCCCCGGGCATTGCAGAAGATGGCAGAAAACGCCTATGAGGCGATCCGGGAAGCCTATCCAGACTCGGTAAAGTATGAAACGAATTACAGGCTGCTGCAACAGGAACTGAAGGCACTGGACGAACGGACGGCGGCACGGATCGCCGCAA